CGAAGCTTTGGATATGGATTTTAATATTCCTTTTAATCCGGTTTTTACAAGGCCTCCGGCAAGTAAAAATTCTATCATCCAGGGGAGCGAATAACCGACACTCTCCCCGATTTTTGCCCATTCGCTGATATTTGGATGGAGTGCTGCATCTGTAATCGTTTTTATAGCGAGGGCATCGATAAGTGACTTTTCGGACGTTGTGAGGGATTCTTCTCCTTGTTCTCCGACTTTCTTTATTACCCGGTGTATGGTAGCTTGGTCTTGGATTTCTAAACCTCCTCCTGAAGAAATGCTTTCTGCGGAGGGGAGTTTATCCCAAAGGGCTTTAAAAAAACCGGATTGCTCTTTTGCGGATGCTGCGGTTTTACGGGCATCGTCGATGAGATGACGGGCTGCTTCGAGATTTCTTCCGCTTTCAATATCGGGTTCTACTCCCTTGAATTTCCCCACGATATTGGCAGATGTTCCGGCTAATGGATTTCCCATTCGTTCTAAAACAGCAGCCCTATATCCAAGGTCTATTTCGGGTTTTTCGTAAAGCTTGTCAATATCTCCGCTTATACGTTCAATCTCTTTGGATACTTGGTCGGCATATTTTTTAGCGTCTTCCTGTTCTGCCTTTTTCAGGAATTTTTCTGTTATTCCAGGAAGCTCTTCGTCTTTTGCAAATTTTCGGGCCTCGTCAAATTGATTTCCCAGACTCTCGTGTGAACGGATATAGGCATGTTCTTCTTTCGTCCGGTCATATTTGTCCCGGATAGCTTGTTCCATAGCAGCTGAGCCTACGGGTGTCTTCTGGTATGCTTCGCCCAATTTCGGCTCTGTGATGCCGTCGGATGTGTATGGCCTGTTGAAGGGGCGGGAGGATATGGTATCGAAGATACGATTCTCCGAAGATAATCCCAGGGGCTCGTTGCGGAGCAGGGCGGTGCGGTTTCTTTTTTCTTGGAGTTCTTGCTTGCTCTGCTGTGATAACTGATTTTCAATTTCTGATATATCGTCAACGGAATATTCATTTTTTTCGAATTTAGTTGAATCTTGGCGTTTTTCGAACTCTTCTTGTGCCTTGATCTCAGCCGGAGTCAGTTTTACGGCTTGAGGGAATTGGGCTATAAATGAATTAATCTCTTCTTTGGGGATATTAAACATATCCCTGCCTATTCTGTATATGTTATATGATCGGTCCATTGAACTTATTTTCTAATTTTTTATTATTGAAATATCCATAATCAGATAACGATCCGTCTTCTGTAATATAGGGTGTTTGTTCCGGGCTAAGATAATCCTGCCAAGTCTTAGGATTCAATGGATTAACCGACGTACCGGAATACGAAATACTGCCGTTCGGCGGCGTATCGTCGCCTGCCTGGTAGTCGGTAAGGGACTTGAGCAGGGGCGTGAGCCGGGCCATCAGGGACGGGTTGCCTTGTGCGGCGGAGTACAGGTTTGATGCGTATTTTTGCACTATGGCTTCTTTTACGGAGGATTTTCGGCTTTCGGATGGGAGGATGAATTCTTTTTGGATGAGTCCTTTGTCCATGGCTTCGTCGATGAGCTCGTAGAGTTTTGCAATGGCGGCTTGGGCAGTCTTCTTGTTGTAGTTGACTTGCAGCCCCTCGGAGAGGTATAGGGTGGTGTCTCCGTTGCGGGATGAGTTGTATGTACTGCGTGCTCCTTCTCCGTATCCGTATTCTTCTTGGTGCCTACGGTTTCGCCCTTTTTCGTTTAGATTGGCAATCTCCAAGTAGCGTGCGTTGTTGGCGTCAGTGATGTATTTCTTCAACGCGGCTTCTGCGGCTTTTTCTTCCTTTCTGTTTTTGGCTTTGTATTCTTCCAGTTCTTTTTGGGTGGCTCCACGGGCTTGTAACAGGTCTAAATCGTGCTGGTGCTTCAGCTGTATTTCTTGGAGTTTCTGCCAGGCTTCCGATAGGGCTGACTGTGCCGCGAGGGCTTCTTTGCGGTCTGCCATAGCAGCATTAAGAAGTCCTTGACGGTAGATGTTTTTTTGCTGGGCGATGCGGTCGTATTCGTTCTGGAGGTATTTGTTGTTTTCTCCGAGAACTGAGTTTCTCCGGTTCACATCTCCGCCTTTGCTTGCTGTAATCATGTCTCCGATAAGCAGACCTATGTCTCCGAGTGTAGACAAGGTTTGGACCGCATTTTGATGTTTGGGGTCTTGAGGTTCGGGATAAAGGGCTTTGTACAACGTGGTATAAAAAGGTGCTTCGGGATTTTGAGAAACTACATCTTTTAATCTGTCCGGTGTAGCTTTTTGAAGTTCTGTTTTGGCATCGGGTACATCGAAATATGGTTTTTCTATTGGATGTGTGCCGTATTCTCCGGGAAGGACTCTTCCAGCGGTATCTTCGTCTTTACGGAATCTCACCTCTCTCTCCGGGGTGTTGGCTACATTCTCGGCAAACCACTTCTGGGTATCTTCGAGTCTTTGCTGGGGTGTTTTTTTATAATCGTCTTTGAGTGTCATAAGTCTCATGTCACTTTAAAACAGGTTTGACAGGGTTTTATTTTCTTTGTATTTCCCAATAGAGCCTCCCAGGTTTTGCACCGAGCCGGCAAGCAACCCGACACCGTTTTGCGCCAGGTTGGAAAAATTCTGGGCCCGCTGGGCGTACATATTCGACTTCTGCCCCAACAGGTAATTGTTTGTATTGGAGTACCGGTTCAGGGCGTTGTCCTTGAGCTGGGAGGACTGGGAGGAGATACTGGAGATGACGTCTCCATAGGCGTCGGCATTTATCTTCTTTTGTGCCGCGACGGCCTCGGGTGTGGCTCCTGTAACGGTAGCTATGTTGCGCTGTGTTTTGCCTTGTCGCTTGAGGGTGTCGCGGTAGTTTTTCAGGATATTGGCCGTATCGGAACGGTTCATGATGTCCTGATAGTATTCTCTCTTGAACAGGTCTTTATTCTCTTGTATTTGCTGATTTAATAATTTCTCTTGTTTCTTACGTTCTTTGGCTCCTCTTATGCCTCCGAATATGGCGCTTCCCAACCCAAATGCTGCTCCAAGAGAATCTGATATTATACCCATAATCTTTTTTATTTACAAAGAAAAGCGGGATTCTTTTTCGCATAGGGTCATAATGAGAAATTTAGAATGAAGCTTCGGAGATAGCTATCTTCTTATTATTTTTTACTGGTTTTATTTCAGCGGGGAATTCGTATGAATATGATACATACAATCCTATTGCTCTGGACATGAGTATATCATCGTGTTTGCCCTCGATAGCACCGAAACTTCCGTTAGGCTTTTTCTCATAGGTATCGTATTCATCACAAGCATGAATGTCTTTTTCTATATACCCTCCTTCGCGCAAAAGCATTACCATATGGTCTATAAGCATGGTTTTAGTACTTCGGTTGGTATGGAAGCCATATCTGGCAGGCAATCCCTCTTTTATTTTGTCCGAATCAGTACGTGCGTATAAATTAGAGTATTCTCCTGAAAGAATATCAAGTATAAATTGTGTATGTTCTCCGTCAGTATTTTCTGTTTCTAAAGTATTGCTTTCGATAACTAACAGGGCTTTTTGATACCATGTTGCAATTTGTGCAGCTTTCCACACAAGCAGGTCATGGTCTATATGTCCGCGCCATGTAGCTACAACTTCAGGAACCCCTCCAATTATCATCGGGCAACGGTCAATGACAGTAATAACAGAATAATCGGCTCCTTGTGAGCGTCCACCGACATCTACAGAAACTATGTAGCGCCTTTTTATTTTTTCATCTGATGGATATGCCCATATTTTTAGTAATCCGGTTGTATCAGGAATAAGGGATAATTGTTGCAATGATTCTTTCCCCGATACCTTGTATGATTTGGATTGTAATTCTCCAATAATAATGGGTGAAACACATTTTTTTCTAAGTTCTTGTACTCGGTTGCGGTCGAATACGCGTTCTCCCGAATGAGCAAAAGCCTCAATATCATCAGAAGGATATTCGGCCATCATATCCGAATGGTTCTGATATTCTTTTCTTTTTGTCCGATACCAAGCAATGGCTTCGATAGTAGCTCCACTGTTCCATAAAAACCAGTCATAATCTGTAAATGTCTGTATAAAATCTTTGTAATTTTTAACTTGAATACGGTACATTTCAATTTCAAACCAAGGAATAAATAATGGCTGCTTATCTGATTTACCTTCTTTGGCAAGATTATATTCGGTATGAAAATAGTCTCCTACTCCGTTAGCTGTAGACTCCAATACAACCATTGAATAAGGGATAAGAGGTACTGAAGAAGAGACTGACCGGATAAGATCGGTCGACTTCTTCTCTTTCGTGTCGGGCCAGAAGGCGACCTCCGAGAGATGTGCCATTGCCACATCTGTACCCCGTACGGAATTAGGTGTTTCTGCTGACCCAACGGTTACTTTACACTCTGTCTGCCTGATAATTGAAGTATTCTGCATACGCTGGAAAGATTCGAACCGTACTTGTGCTCCTAACAAAAAGCTTGGATAATTTTCCAATAATTTGGCATACATTCCTTTGATATTGGCTGCTGAGTCTTTGAGATGAGCGCATATAACAGAGTTCCACGCCCGTTTATGCACGAGTTGTATCCATGCCATATATATCTGGGTGAGTGTGCTGCCGCCCCATTGTCGGGCTTTGAGCAGGATGATGCGTATAGGTCTATCGTGTAGGCGTGCATCTTCGAATTTTGAGAGCAGTTTACGTTGGGCATAATTAAGATAAAAATGTACGTCCGCTCCTGATATTTTATCTTTAATAATTACGCTCGTAGCTGCCCAAAACTCAAAATCATATTTGATACGTAATAGAAAAAATTGTTTTGTAATTTCGTCTACAGAATTGTCATCAGCAAATATATGGAGTTCGTTTTCCAGAAAGTCTTTAAATGAAGAATGATTTTTTAAAAGTCGTATCCATCCATTTTCTTTTATCATATCGGATGGAAGATATATGTCTCCGCCCAATTCTTCTACGTACATTTTGTTTCTGGGAATGCATTCGGACCCTTCCCCTGTTATTTGATTATAGGGGCGAGTGAAATTCCTAAGCCTCGATATGTTTTCCTCTATTATTTGAGTATAATTCATAATTCCTTGATTTTGAAATTATTCTTAATGCCGTTTTCACAGAGAAATAGAATCGTGGAGCAGGAGAATATATAACCCTTCGGACTGCTTCAATTTTAGGAATGTTATTTTGTAAGAGTATCTTTTTGAATCTCCTGTGTATTTCGATATACATGAGAAGATTTTCACCTTCTGCAAGAATAGGTTTCCCTTTTTCTAATAAACGAATATTTTTTATTACAGCTTCTTCTGATACGTAAAAACGTTTTGCTGGAGAATGTATGGCAGAAAGATATATATATAAATAGCGAGGACGTTTGCCCTTGAGAAGACTAAGGGTATTGTAATAGACATTAATAAAATCTTTATCTCTGTCTGATATAAAATATTTTTTGTTCATACGCTGCTAATTGCGTATGAGATATATAAGCAATACAAATATAACAAATTATGTGATACAAAACAAACATTTCTCATTGTGACCCTATGCGATATAAAAATGAATTTTTCTTTGTAGTGCATATATCATTAAACCAATTAAAAAAAATATGGATGAAGAAAAAGTAACTGTAGTAGAGGCCCCAGTTAAGTCTGGCCGACAAATGTGGACAGAACGACTCCATGAAATGTATCCTGATAAAGAAGGTAATTATGACGACGATGATGTCTTCTATGCTGCTCTGGATGAGTATGACCAAGAGAGAGGAAAACAAATTGAGGATTACAAACAAAGTAACAAAAAATTAGCTGATTTGTTTCTGAGCAATCCGGAGGCGGGTGCTTTTTTGAGTGCTCTGATGGAAGGAAGCGACGTAATGACGGCTATCGGTGAGAGTTTCGGTGATTATTTTGAAACGGCATTAGGTGACCCAGAAGCTAAGGCCAAGTATGACGAGGGCATCCGGCTGCGTCGGGAGCGTGAGAAGGAGATGGAAGACATACAGGCTCGACAGCAAGAGAACGCAGAAAAGAATGCAGAAACAGTGGAGTCTTTTATTGCGGAGAAAGGGTTGGACGAAAAGGGCCGGAAGGCGTTTGAGGATTTTATTTCCGAATTGGTAGACCGAGTTTTCCTATTTGACTTAGACCGGGATACTCTGGAGCGCTTGTGGCGGGCGATGAATTATGACCGGGATGTGGCCGAGGCTCGTTCTATCGGAGAGAAGAAAGGGCGCAATGCCAAAATAGAGATGGAGAAAAAGAGCATAGTGACAGACGGAACCCCAAATCTCAGTGAAGAATCCAGGGGTACTCCTGCTCCAATTGCTTCAAAAGTAAAAATAAGAAAAAGTATTTGGGATTAAATTAAAAAATAAATATTTATTAAAATGAAAAATCAGATGAAAAAGTTTTTAATGAGAAAGAGTGTATGGTTGGGTTTATTGCCCTTTTTGGTATTAGCAGTAGTTATAGCCGGTGTTTATGGCCTGGGCCTGTGGCTGGGCTGCGGGTGTGCTTTGGCTGTTGTGGTCCCAGGCGTGACGGATAATGGCGTTACGGTGTCGGACGAACCATTGACAACGGATATCACCCGTGAGGCAAGTCCGGATTTGATGCGTAATGAGATAGACCAGCGTATCGTGAAGATACGTCCGATGTCTACGCCTATCGACCAGATTATGAGGCATTCGGAAATGCGCAAATCGGGTTCTATGATTTACGATTATTATGCGGTGGATACCAAGCCGACAAAAGCCAAGTTGTCTACGGCTTATACCGAGCCGGCTTCGAGTGCCACGACTTCTCACAAGAAGGCGACTCTCGATACGGACAACAATGACATTTTTGATGTTACCGAGACTATTCTGGCGAAGGGTGTCAAGGGGTATGAAGCCGATGGTACCACTCAGTCAAAGGCTGATTTGGTACTGTATGTGAGCAAGAAAGCGGATGACGGTAAGTTGGTGGTGTATGCTTTGAATGGGAAAAAAGTAGAGAGTATCGATAATGTGGTTCCGTCTATTCCGAAAGATACGGTACTGATACGTATGGGACGTGCGGCTACGGAGCTGGATGTGCAGACGTCGCAGTTCGAGGCGCTTCCGGTGAAGGCCCAGAATTATTGCCAGATTTTCAAGATGCAGGTAGAGCAGTCTACGTTCCAGAAGATTGCCAACAAGGAGGTGGACTGGAATTTTTCGGACTCGGAGGAGTGTGCGATTTTCGACATGCGTATGGGTATGGAAAAATCGTTCATGTTCGGGGTGAAGAATTCGATTTACGATGCGGACAAGAAACAGAATGTGATGACTACCGGAGGTATTTGGTGGCAAGCCGGAAAAGAAACAGAATACGATCCTGAAACAGGATTAACTCAGAACGACTTGATAGATATCATGCAGGAAGCTTTTACTGGTAATGCCGGTAACAAACGGAAGATATTGGTGGGGGGCTCGAATTTTATCGGGCTTATCAATAAGCTGGATGTACAGAAGTATGTGGGCGCTAATGATGATTTCGTGAAATGGGGTATTGATTTTACGGAGATTCGTTCGAAGTTCGGAAAGTTGTATGTGTTGCTGGACGAGGTATTTGACGACTGTAATATGAGTGATTACGGGTTCATTTTTGACCCGGAATATCTGACCAAAGCGGTACATGTGCCTTTTGACCGTTTGCAGCTTGACTTGAAGAAAGCGGGTATCCGCAATACGGATGCAGTGGTGCTTACTGAGGCGTCATGTGCTTGCCTGCGATATCCGAATTCACATATGAGGATTGTGCCTAAAGGGAAATAAATTATATAACGTAAAAGCATGTCTTTATATCAATAAGACATGCTTTTAATTTCAAACAAAATTATGGCAACAAAAACATATTATACTTACCACGGTAATTTATTTACATTCGTAAAATCTGGAGCTAAGAAGATTAATATAAAATTTATTGAAGCTCAAGATGGTAAAGGATATTTTTCTACAGATAGAAAAAATCTCCAAAACTTAATTGAGTCAGATAAAAATTTTGGTAAAAAGATTTTCTTGTCAAAAGGGTTATCTACAATAAAAGACTTAACTACTGATAATACTGTAGAATATATAGAAGATGTTACCAATTATGAAGATGCAATAGAATATCTTACGAAAAATTATAACGTTGATTCTGATGAATTGAAAAGTCCCAAAAACGTCCGAGACCAAGCTAAGAGATTAGGAATATACTTTCCCAATATAAGATGAAAGTAACAGATATTATAGTAAAAACACTGGAGGTTCTGGGAGAAGTGAATCCTGTTGACGAAAGTGATTTAACTAATAACTCTCTACCTTTAGAAGGGCTTATTATATCGTATATAGAAAAGTCTTTGGAAGATATTTTCTTACAGGCACCTATACATGTATTACCATGGAGTGAAATACCTGACGATATCATTCCGTATGGAGATGGTAGTGGATATATAATATTACCTGATGATTATATACGTCGTTTTATTATACGTATGCATGGATGGCACCGCGATGTGACACGTGTAATTACAGAGGACGATACTTTGTATTCTTTGCAAAAAAACATTGTAACAAGAGGCGGTATGGAGCGTCCAATTTGTGCATTAGCATCAAACGATGAAGGAAAATCTATTCTTGAATATTATTCTTTGCCAATATTCTATCGCGCACCAAAAGCTGACAAGAAATTGTATATAAAGCGTGTATCCATATCTACAAATAAAGATGAATATAAAAATCAAAATATTGACTGCTCCGATAATTTGCTTGTTCCTATTGCTATGAGATGTGCTTACTATGTCTCAATCTCCTTAGGTAATACAGCATTGGCAAAGTATTTTGAAGAAGAAATTGCGAAACAAATTTTATTATTATGATACTGTGTAATGATGGACGATATTTAGGATATTTCCATAATTTGCCGGAAGTTCTGGCGAAATATCCCATAGGCCACCGGGGGTGGTTCTTTACCAATGGGGAGACATTGTCGGTGTGGATGTGGGACGAACTGTCCCGGGGATGGTATGATACCAATCGTGCTGATAATACATTGCAGGGAATGGTAGATGATGCTGCAAGTTTTGAACCTGTGGCAAAGCCAGGAGTGAAGACGAGCTACTTGTATGTGCAGCCGGAAGCGGGTACGGTGACATTTAGGAATTTTGTGAACGGGGAGGCTCCGGTGAGTGTCGCTACGGAGGGTACGGCTGTCATCCTGCTTTTCTGGAACGGGGATTTGTGGGAGGTTGCTGTCACTCCTTTTTATGTGGACTTGTCCCGATATGCCTTGAAAGACCTGGACAATGTATCGGATGAGAAGGTAAAGGAGATGGCGGGCATAACGAAGGTCGCCCATGAAGAGTTGCCCAACGGGGACTATGATTCTGTTATCGTACTGGGTACCGATGATGCTGCCGACCGCGGGGCTTCTATCGGGATAACGTCCCATGGTGAGCCTTTTATCACTACACATCATTTCCTGGATACTCCTATTGTAGACCGGAAGATTTTGGCTCTGGCCGACTTGTCGAATGTAGAGAGCGGTACGATAACTCCTGATATGACAACGTTTGCAAACTTGCCAAACAGCCTGAAAGTAATCGATGCGGCCGACTTGGATACCACAACAAGAAACGGTACATATATAGTACACCACTATTCGAGGCCAGGACAAATAGATAACTATGCCTTCCTATCTGTATCTACAAGACTTTTGATAACTTATCAATGTATGATAGGTAACAATAATGTCATTGAATATCGTACTCAACATGGTAGCAACGAATGGTCAGACTGGGAAACATGCAACTTGTCCAACATAGTGAATCCACAACCTGCCATACTCCCCAGAGAATTCTTGTCATTGACATCAAGCTCTACGTCAGAAGAAATATTGACAACACTTAATCTTGCAGGAGGGGCAGAAGCTATTGCCGCTTTATTTCAGGAGCGGAAGGGCAGCGTATTTTTAGACAATGACGAAAACGGGTTGCATACGCTAACCGATTACAGGAAAGTGGCCGACAATCCTTGGGAACTTTATTACTCGTATTTTGAATATAATGTTTTGGTCGAAATATCTCTTTTTGATGATGGTACAGGAACATGGCATTGTACAAAAAATGAATACGAAATACCCCAAAAACAATAATAAATTTAATATAGTCATTATGGAACAAATATTACCTGTAGATAAAAACTTCAATTCGGCACAAGCTCTTTATATAGGCAAGGCGACCGATGTTACAGACACGACCGTAGCTGCCGGAAAAACTCGTATTATCAGAATATCAGCCATTACCGATTGCCGGATATGGGCATATAAAGAAACCAAAGAAGGCGACGGGCTGAACATGCCGGAAGGAACAATAGAATATTTCGGCATACCGGAAGGATATATTTTGGAGATTGAAGGAAGTGCTAACGTAATGGGATAAGGGAATTATGAGTTTCGGGTTGGGGAAATTGGGAAGATTAGGCAGGCTGGGTGTCGCCTCCGGCCGGGGAACCGGAGGGGGAAGTATTTCTGTACAGAAGGACATGTACTTTTCCGGCAAGAACGCTTATATATATGCGTGTTCAAAAAATGGGATTAAGGAACTGCATATATACGGGCACTCGGAACAAGATGGAATACCTGCCCCTGACACTCCTGCCGAAATATCCTCGGTAGGGGACAGTTACCTGCAACTGTATGTATTGGATATCAATCATCCTGATAAGGGAGGGCAAATCTTCGATTTCGGTGATATTAAATTGCGGTCATTGCCTAACGGCGTTTGCGATGAGATAGTGTATAGGGACAAACAGTGGAGGTATATACAAAGGGTTTATCATACCTACATAAGTAATGCCTATTATCATAATACTACTGCAAAATTTGCAATGGTAAATTTAAATCCTACTTATGGAGGACTACATAATAATCAGAATTATGTAATGTCCAATAGATTTATCATTGGTTCATTTGAAGATATGTCTAATAATATTGGAATATCTTATATTAATGCTGTTAATAGTACGTACGCATTTAATTTTGAAAATGAACCTGGGACAAATGATCATGTACAAGAATGGTTAGCTAATAATCCTACAGAATTAATATATCAATTGGCCGAACCGATAGAAACTGTATTGGATTTGCCCCAAATCGAATTTTCGTCAGAGACAATCTATTTACTTACGAATGAACAAACAATAAAACCTTATTTACAAGGATATTATGATGTAGACCTCAAAGTATCGGGTAAAAAATTGGAGTACATCAGGGAAGGATTGATGAGCCGGTGGCAACCTATCAATTTAAATAATGCCGATAAGCCGGACAGGGTGGCGGATAGGGTCGGTGGTTCTGATTTGATAACTACAGGCTTTGGTTATATCACTGAATCCGGTTTTAATCCTACTTATGTACAATTGGACGGTATAGATGACAGCCTGATAAATACACAGAAATATGAACCTGAGTCTATCAAGCACGTACAGATAACCTTGTCGAATATATCCAATGCCGACGGAAAGTTCGATGCTTATTGTGTATCTATATTCAATTACGGAAGAAGCAGGATACAAGGCGTATCCAACGAAAGCATAAGGAGTACCGGTGTAGGCGGAACTTCTTTCTTCTTGGATGCAAAGCAAGTAAATGGTTATCCGGGAACTTATGATGATACTGATGCTGTTCTCAATATAGCATTGCAAAATACGGATGATTCGGCAGATTTGAAAATAATAAATGTCGGTTCTGCTTATACAAGTTATGCTGCGACTGCCGCCAAAGAGAGGTTCTACGAGGCTATTGCCTATAACAGGGCTCTTTCGGGCGAGGAGATAGAGAATAATTACCTTGTTTCCCAAGTCCGTAACGGCGTCAATATTGCTGATGATGTAGACCCCATAGATATAATCGCAGAGAGAACTTACGCTTCTGGAAAGAAATTTCCGGTGTATAATACTTACAGAGACCGGGATAACGATAATATAGAATCGTTTAAGATTTTGGGCTATACGGTACAAGAAGGCACTCCGACACCGGAAGCCCCTATTCCCTTACTTTCTGTTGGTGATGAAGGGTTAAAGCTATGTATTTCTGACAGCGAAACCGGAATTGCTTTGCAGGTTGTCAATTTCGGTGATATCGTTTTGCGGTCGGTACCGAGTGGAGTATGTGATTCTATAGAGTGGGACGGTACGAACTGGAAACACGTGCAAAGAATAGGTTACGTCAAAATTACACCTGATGATATAGTTAGTGTAAGTAAGATAGATACATCGCATACTAATTATTATGTTCAAATACATGGTGTGGATAAAGGCATAATTAGTAATGATTTCAAATATTTTAGAGCCAATACAAAATATGTAAATCATTATATGTGTAATAAATTTACGTATGCGCCTACTGCCGATATACTTAATACCTGGTATTTAGTCGAAAATTCTTCTATATTAAGTGGATGGGTTATTACAGACAAACCGACTAAAGAAGAATTTCTGGAACTTATCGGGGACGGTTTCGAATTTATCGGAGAATTGGCCGAACCGATAAAGACCATTTTAGAAGGAATACCCGCCCCGCAAACATTCGACAATGAAACATGGTTCGGCACTCCTCCTGCACTGGTCAAGCCTTATATGATGTGTGAATGTAAGGTCAAAAAGGCGTTAAAGTATCAAGGTGAAATTATCGGACAATACTATTTTGGTGGTAATAAATCGAATGAAACAGAGCATCGAATAGCTGATATCTCGGGAAATGGCAACGACTTGACGCCTCACGGTTTCGCATGGACTCGCGAAAGCGGTTGGAACCAAGGAGGAATATATGGTGATGGAATAGATGATTTGATTACTGTAACTAAATCTATAGACATTAAAGATGTACTTATATCTACTTCAGATATGAGCCGAGTAGTAGCCAACGGGATAAAATACATATTGAGCGCTTATATTTATCAAACTGGAAATTTGATAGGACTTATTATTAATAATTATGATCATATACTTAGCGTCAATAATAATACAGCAACAGCAACTCCCAACAATGTTTTAGCTGTATTAATGAATCATTTTAGATTAAAATTTATTTCGGAAGGATTGACACGTAATATTAATTTATTCAATGTTCACGGAACCGGTGGCGGTGACAATAAAGCAAAAGGGATGATTCACGAATGTTTATTATTTTCATCTGAATTGACCAACAAAGAATTTACTAATAACATTCAATTATCCAAGCAGCGTAACGGAGTAGATGGAGATATAAATATTATTCCTGAACCGGAAGTGTATTACGATTTTAGCCTTTATAACAATACGGATTTTCCTACTACAATCGAGAATTTAGCCACGGACAAAAGCAAAGCTTTACAACTTTTCAATTTTGCAGGAACAGAGGAAAGCGGATTCTTTGAGGGGGCTTTAGTCTCTGACGGTGTAGATGATTACGCTATTATGCAAAATCAAACAGAAGGGTTCAGAACTGTATTTATGGAAGTTAATCCTATGAGTGCAGGAACTATGCTATATAATCAACGATTAAATAGCGGTGTAACTAATCCTTTTGCTATTTATTTACAAACTGATAGTATCGCTTATAATGCTAGAAATCCAGGTGGAATAACATATATAAATGGAATACTTAACGAATCGATATTAGTTAAAGATTTATTAAATAATAATCATATAATAACTATTGTCAATGATTCATTAGGTAGTATTCCCTATCTATTTTCTAATACTCCACCATCATTATTTACAAAAGCTAAAACTTTTAAGTTCTTAGGATTTAAAGAAGCTTTGACGGCTGAACAAGTTCAGGAAGTTATAAAACAATATTTTTCAAAGAATCTACTTGCAGATTCTAACGGAGATTTACTCACAGATTCTAAAGGTTATTTTTTAACATCAAACTAAACAATTATGGAAATAAAAAATTTGAATTATACAGCAGAAGAAATTAATGCTCTATTGGAAAAAATAGAGAATTTACCCACAATACCAACGTTTCACGAGTTTTCTTATGATGTGTACGGATTAAATGACAGTCAAAGTTCAGGGCAAATTCAATCGATAATTGAGGCTGATAGCGGGAGTTGGGACAATTTTGTATTGAATTGTTCGAAAGATATATTAAAAGTGAGGAATTCTAATTCGTCCGCTATGCATTCATCTTTAAATGTACAATGTTGGGACGTAAATGAGTTGTATGTTTCTTTTGAATTTACATTAGGAAGTACTTTATATGAAATAACTGTTCAAAATGATAACGGACTTTACGAAGTGTCAAGAACAGAAACACAATTAGCTTAAATATTTATAACTATGAGATTTTATAAAATACCGGTAGAAGATTTAAAGATGGTAGACCCTGACTGGGAACATCGCAGAATGAACGTGGAAGGTACAGAAGCAATCATTCACGAGGAAATATTTAACGAGCTTGCAGCTAAAAGGAATGAGGAAATTATGACGCTGAGCGAAAGGGAAGCTGAACAGACTATCCCCTATCCTGTGTACGATTCGCAGAGTGATGTGTTTAAAGAAATGCTTTCCTCCTCAGAGTGGACGGAACAAGAAAAGGAGATTGACTTATGAGCTGGATAAAAGAAAGCAACAGGCCTAAACATGTTTTCTATGGCTTTTTATCGGCCTTGTTTGGAACAATTTTATTTTGTTTCGGGTTGGCTGTCGGGAAAGAGTTTGCAGACCGCCAGTGGGGCGGAAAATTCGATTGGCTGGATTTGCTGGCTACACTTATAGGAGGAGTTATCGGACAAAGTTTACAAATAATTGTGTGGGTATGGATAATGTAAATAGTGTAAATCAAATTACAGAAGTAGCGAGGGGGATAAGCGACTACGGATTTACGATTATGGCGGGTGCGATATTTCTCACTCTTGCAGCGGCTTTAATGATTGCCTGTTTCGTCTGGTTCAAATCAATCATTAACGGGATAATATCAAGGTCGGAAAATAATATGGGTGAACTGCTGAAGGAAACTCGTACTCAAAATGAGGTGTTGGCGGATATTTCAGAGGGGTTATTGCCTGAAACGCAACTTCGGATTAAGAATCTTTCCAGTTTTGCCTTTGACCTGGCTACGGAGAAAGTATGCAGATTGATAAAGAGAATACGGGAAGAGAACCATATTGTGGATGAAGAAGGAACTAAAAAAAAAATCCGAAAATTATTGACTAATATACATGAAGACAGAAACAGCAAATTCGACGTTTTCAAGTACCACGGTAAGAAACTTTCCGAATATGTGAACCGGGATTGGATCGAATGGGTGGCAAAAGTGGTCGATGATGAAATTTATGATAAGTCCGGCCCTAACAACGGAAGGGCTTACACTAATGTTTCGGCTGCATACGAGAAAATAAAACTTGATTTTTATCACAGATTAAACGCTTGATTATGAAAACGAGTGAAAGAGGGATTGAATTAATAAAAAAATTCGAGGATTTCAGGAGTGAGGCATACAAATGTCCGGCCGGAGTGTGGACAATCGGGTACGGACATACCGGAGGTGTAAAGCCGGGTGACAGGGTAACGGAAACAGAAGCGGAAGGATTTCTGAGAAAAGACGTTGAAAGTTCGGAGAAAATAGTACTGACCTTGGTTAAAAAGCCTATTAATCAAAATCAGTTCGACGCGCTTGTATCGTTCGTCTACAATACGGGCAGCGGTAATTTCGCAGGTAGTACTCTTCTACGAAAAATAAACAGGAATCCGCAGGATGAAGGTATTAAAAAGGAGTTCCAAAAATGGGTATATGTCAAAGGGGTAAAATTGCCCGGTCTGGTCTCCCGTAGAGAAAAAGAAAGTAACCTATATTTCAGCCAATTATGAAGCGGTATATCTTCATTATTGTTCTCATCATAATAGTATTTTTCCTCTCCCGTTCATTGTATCGCCAGAGGCAAGAGAACAACCGGCTATCATCCAACCAGGTAGCCTTGTTTCAAGACATATCTTATTACCGTACCCGAGACAGCCTTTCTGCTGCCGGTGTCGAAAGGCTGACTTTGACGAAAAAGGAATTGGAACAAAATTGTGAAGCTCTAGCAAGAGACATCAAAAATTTGAAAATCAAGCTGAAACGAGTACAATCGGTGTCGCAGGCAAGTATTGAAACCGAGCACATAATACACACGGTTGTACGTGACAGCCTTATTGTTCGTGACCGGGTAGATACTCTACAATGCATCGACTACCACGACAATTATCTCACCCTGTCGGGCTGCATCGAACACGATAACTTTTCCGGCTATATCATAAGCCGGGATACACTCCTGCAAGTGATACACCGTGTTCCCCATAAATGGTGGTTCATCAAATGGGGAACAAAAGCCATTCGGCAAGAAATTGTCTCGAAAAACCCACATGCTCAAATCGTGTATAGCCGGTATATAGAAGTAAAACGATAATATAAAAAAATATGAAACCTGTTATTTACAAATTCGAAACATCTGAAATACTTCGTAGGGCATCGGCTCTAAGCAGTAGTTTGGGGGCATCAAGAACGGACGAAGCCGGGAATATATTGTTTGAGATGCTATCTGTTACGGAGGATGATTATATTCTTGTGCAGCAATTTCTTCGGGAGGCTATACCTGAAATAAAATCTAAATTGTTGGCTTATTCTCCGAATATCTCTTTTATATGTAGGGACGATAGCGAAATAATAGAAGCTGTATGCTTTAGAGTAGTTCCTCATGATGATTGTTCTAAACAGATCTTGTCTGATATCAATGAATTAATCTTAAACTATTTTTCTTATTATGTCGTCTTTTCCTGGTTATCTGTCAAAAAACCGGATGAAGCGGCATTATTCGGAACTAAAGCCAATTCATTTTTGGACGAAATATCTGTTCTATTAAACAAAAGGATAAAGCCTATAACCAGAAAGAACAGATTCTTTTAGAGGGAAAGCCCTTTCCCCTTGCCTTGTCTGGTAAACTTCCCAAGGGGGGCAGACGTTCTGCCAAAAAAGGGCTTTTACATAGTAAACAGAATTATCGAAAAATAGTTCAAATATTTAACTTGTTTTAACATGAAACTAATGGAAGTTTACCAGAACATTGCCGGTACAATATCGGAAATTACCGGATTACCTTATTCGGAAATCATTAATTCAAACCGCGAGGAGTGTGTAGACGCTCGTAGTATCTTAGTCAATAAATTGCTTAAAACGGGCTTTTCTGAAAGAAGAATTTCGGATTATTCGGGCCTTACTATTCAATGTATAAACAAACTGAAAAACGGATTCGACAAAAGGTTGTTGAAGTTTGAATGTTCAACGATTTTCAAACAAATAAACAACGAGCTTTAAATGAATTAATTTCCTTTCCGCTTCGTTGTGGTGAATTTTGCTATACCGGCAATAGTGCCGGAATAACTTAATTTCATAACGTATGGAAGCGGAAAAAATAGTTAAAGAAAAAGAAATCGTCCATGAAGACGGTAAAAAGGAGTATGCTTCTAAAGGTTTGGCCGGTACTGCATTAGGCTTTGGTATCGGTGGTGCTGCTCTTGGTATAGCCAGCCTTTGGGGGAGACGAGGATCGGGTGTAAATGGCATGCCCGAAAATGTGAACATCAACACTGTCAGTGATGCAATTTCAGGAAGGACTTCGGGAGCTCCTACGGCATTCATGGCTTGGGAAAAAGGGTGTGAAGAAGCTTTGGCTTTGACAAACACAATCTGGGGATTGAAACTAAATACTCAGGAACAGATGTATGCTCATCGTGAAACTGACATTGATGAAAAATTCCGTATTTGGAAATCTCAAGTGGATGCAGATTATGGTTTGTATAAATCTCAGGTAGATATGGGATTTGGCCTGTATAAGAATCAACGCGATTTATATGATGTTTTAAATGAGCGTTATTCTGCCAAATTCAATGAGCTTGACAAAAAGGTTGCTGTTCTTGAAGCTACTCGTCCTTATCAAGACAAATTAATCCAATGCGAGATTGACAGGGCATTTACTGCTTCTATCAATTACACTGACCGTAAGACTTGCCGCGCAATATATGGTGTTGTCGGGCTGCCTTCTACTCCTACAACTACCGTATTGGAGGGCGCAAACCCTTTCGGATGCAACTGCAACAGACCGGCCGCAGCAACTCCAAGCGCATAAAAAAGAAAAAAAAGAAAAGTTAGTGGCTTGTGCGCCTTCGGGCGCCTTGCCCCTTCCTATTATTAACCACTAACAGATATATTTATGACTTTTATAAACGACCCGCTATTGCAAACGCGAAACTTTACTTTACCGGAACTGGAAAAGGAACAACAGGCTATCCAACAAAAAATGGAGGAGATGAAACGTTCTTATTCTCAAAATGTCCAACAACCTTCTGCCCCGGTATGGGAAGAGATTGAACGTATCACATCTTCTCTTACGGAGAAAGAGTTTGAATACTTGCAGGGAAACCAAGAATTCCAGGAAAGCAGTATTTTGATTCAACAAATACTGAACAGGGAGTATATGAGAATAATGAGACCGATTGTTGAAGGAACAAAGGATGGTAAGGATGCTCTGGATAAACATCTTACATTATTGAAAAGGATACAGAAGTCTGCCAAAGAAGAGGCCAGCAAGAAGGAGGCTTTAATTAATGAATATATTACCCAATATTCTAATCTTACCTGGCAGGAATTTATGGAAATGAAATCTGGCAAACAGCCTTCTTCAAAGGTTAAAAAATAATGAATATGGATGCAAAGGAAAAACTAAATATATTGAAGGACAAAGCAATTTCTTCGATTAAAACATGTGTGGATAATCGTATAAACGATCTTGTGGAGGATAATCCCAAATTAAAAATTGCTTCTAAGTATATAAAACGTGGTGTAAAAAACTATATTACTGAAGAGCAGCATAAATTTGAGAGGATGATAGATAATGTTGCATTATTTATCTGTGACGAAAACGGGAATATTGACACTGAAATGTTATTTGATGATTTAATGACAATGTTTCGAGAGATGGATGAAGCTAATTTCAATATTAAATCTATACAATGTTCTATCGGGAAAGGGGTTATTCGGCTTGAACTGCCAAAGGATGCTCTTATCACTAAATTATTTTTTGGAGATATTGGTGCCATACGGATTACTGAGGCGGATTTTATGGAATTGAAAGATTTGTTTATTGAAAATTAAAAATATATGAATTACAAAGAACTGATAGACGATTACCAATTGAGAGGTATCGTATCCGAAAAAAAGATGCTGGAATCTATCGAGATTCTCGACGGGGCCATGATGCGGTTGAAGGAGAAAGACCCGGATGTTTATGATGAGACTATAAGAGCCATTCACCGGATATTTTGCGGGCCTCATTACAATAGCTGTTTTGCAAAACAGGATGTTGCTAAAATGCACCATAAGAATCTAAAGGGTGAAGAAAAAAGGGGGGAACATTGGAATATTGAACAGGTGAAAGAGGTTGCAAAAAATTTCTCTTTCCCTACCAATACAACGCCTTGGGATATCTATGTCGCTCTAAATGCAAACTGGCACGACAAAAATGTGTCTTTTAAGAAATGGTTTGGGGATGATTGCGACTCTAAGATAATTGATGATGCTATATCGTTCTATTTTAAAGATGACGATGCTCCTGACGGGAAAATTTGGATATATCAATATGCGATGAATAAATAACGACAATGGTAGACATACTCATAAATAATTTATGCGATACCCGAATTTCTTTTGATTTTGAAAGGGAGATTGCAAGGATATATCACTTTATGAAGTGCGTGTAAAAGAAATATCATTTTTATAAGGCTGGATCAAAAAATATTGATCCAGCCTATTATTTTATCTTAATATCGTATTATATATATCATCGAAAGAGATGTCGAGACCATTTATCTCGACCTCGCTGCCTCCCCCGGAGACAAAAGCATAAACGAAATACTTGTACGATTTCACAACCCGACCGAAGACGATATCCCTCTTGCCTGCGACACTGCCCGACACACGATTTACCAATTGGAACGCCACGCCATCCGACGAGCCGAAGATAAAACAATCTACCTCTCCGGTCACGAGACTTCGGAGTATACTGCGCGAAAGCCGCTTATAGGCCTGCCCCGAAAGTTTCAGCGGACGGGTCACCCAAGCAGCCGCCCGGGCAGCGCCGCTCTCCGAGGTCAGGTCGAGCACCCGGCCCGGGGAGTCGACGGCATAGAGTGCCGGATAGTGGTCTATCAGTGCCGTTATGCATCCGTCCCTCCGGCTCCACAGTCCTGTATCTACCCCGTACACGTAGTAATAATCATACTCTCCGGAAGTAATGTATATCTCCTTCTCGGAGTAAGAAAATCCCGCCCGGGCACTTCCGAGATAGTGCAGGAAGGTATCTGCCGCGGAGCAATCGATGCCGTGCAACCCCAGCGCTTCCGTCCACGCCCCGGGGAGGTACATGGCGGCCGGTTTGCCGTCCAAGGCTTCCGACAGGCACGACGTCCGCGAACCGGCGAGCAGCATCAACCCCTTCCCGGAGGCAAAGGCTACGGCCGAGTCCAGAGGGGTAATGCTCGACGGGCTGCTGCATACGTCCCGGCTTACGGGCGATTGGCTGGCATAGACTACTTCTCCTGTGCCGGTCTCCAACGCCCAGATGCCTTCTGTGGTAAATACGTACAGGGGGAACTGCCCGAACTGTCCCTGCGAGAGTGCCGCCGTGGCAGACGCCATGCCGATAATCTGCCCGTTGCCCACCGTATAGGTCTGCTCGGCAGGGAAGACAAACGGGGAGTCGAGAGCCGACACTTTGAGCTTGTTGGTAGCACGCTCCACAGCGTTTCTCTCTTCGGGATACGCTACCGGGCCGCCGGGCTCGGCAAAGGCTTTCCATATGGGGTCAAGTGTGGGGTTTATGTAACAGGCCGAGTTCAAGAACTCGTTGGGCTTCAGCTCGAACTCGAACCGGACATAGTCCCTCTCCCCGCAAAGGCATACCACCACCATCTTATAGGCCCGCGAGTCGGGATACGACAGATAGGGATTGATACCCCGCAGGCGGAATCCCTCGGCCCGGGATACCACGACGGCATCGCCCAAGTCGGTCTTGATATACGTCTCTATATACGACAGGGCAACTGTATTGCTGTCGGCGACGGCAGGCGACGGCAAAGGGATGTCTACGGCATTGAAGCGGCTCTGCCCTATGTTGAAATCTTTGGGTGTAAATCCGCTGAACAGTTTGGTGGCAATGTCTCCCAGATGCAACCGGGAGTTGTATGTAAAGGCGGAGTTTGCCGTAACGGTGTTGTGCGAGAACTCATCGTCGGGCAGGCGGTCTTGCTGCAAGAGGTTGTCGAGCTTGCCCTTCAGGTCGAGCTCTCTGGAGACATCTGCATTCAAGGACGAAGTCTTGATGCTGTCCACCAGGCGGAAGTCGGCCGTCTCGGCGATTTTCTGCACCCGGTCCTCATGCGCAAAAGGATAATACTTCGACAGCCCCCGTTTCTTGTCCGGCTCATCAGTGAAAATAAACGGTTCGCCAAGATGGTATCTGTCTGTATAATCGTATGGCGAGACTTCCGCCATAAAGATGTCTACCGACTCTATCACCTCCCGGGTGCTGTACAGGACGTCATTTTTCGCGACATCCATCTTTATCTTATAGGCATACGTCCCGTAATACCAGTCGTTGTCTCCGGCACTGTGCCCGTCATAGTCGCCATAGTACTCGTACCGGTCGAGATAGAGGCTCTGCATCCCTTCGCTGCCGACAAGCAGGACAGGCTGCGACTGGCAGATATACGAGCCGTCGTACAGCCGGTAAGCATACCGCAGCAGGCACTGGCATCCGACGAAGCCCTCCGACTTCATATCGGAGAGGGCCTGCAATATCTTGCCGTCGACCGGAGTATCATCATTCTCGACCTTTGCTATGTTGTCATAGCGGTACAAGTGAGGATAGTAGACGTCTTTCCCTACCGGCTCGGTCGTAAACTGTATGTCGAGCGGAGTGCGTATGTCCTGTATCTGCGTATAATGTCCCCCTGTGTACAGGAAATAAAGCACATCGGAAGAGGTCACCAGGATGAGAATGTTGCCGATCGACTTCACCTCGCGGGGCAAGTCTATATCTGCAATCTTTTCCCCGACAGCGACCAACTCCCCGCCTTCTTTTTCCATTTCCAGATAAAGTGCCCCTCCGCAATACGATATCCAATGCTCATACCCGCTGTTGTCATGGATGTAAAGCATACGGTAATCATCTTTTGTGCCCGGGATGGCATCCCCGGCGACAAACAAGACCTCATTTTCCTTGGCCGGCATGTACCTGCCGTACTTTTTCCGCAGATTGACCACATCATGCATCTCACCGTCGGCTGACATCTCCGATGCCGTATGGCGGGTGATTCCGCCTAAATCGATACTTTTCACTGTCATATTTATTTATTTTTTTGTTTTACCCCACACAATCGCCTCTTTCAAGGCCTTGGCATACAATATTTTTTCTTCTTTTGTTAGAAAACTTACTTTTAAAGCCAATTTCCACGCAATTTTATCTATATCCTTCATATCTCGAAAAAATAAGGCGGAATCATCAGACTCCGCCAGGTTGATTATTTTATTAAAGCAAGTTGTTTTTTTGATTTTACTACTTCAAACATTTTAGCAAGAAAATCGAGGCCTTTTTGTGTAACGAGCACTTTTATTACCGTGAATCCGTCGTGATTGTTTCTATCTATATATTTTTCTTTTAGTTCGAAGTATCCCCGGTCTATATATTCTTGTTTTGGTTCATTTCGGTTTTTAAAGAATATTCCTTTTTCCCGGAGCCTGCGGAACATAGTATTTCTACCGAAGGACAATTGAAGTATTTTAGCGGCTTGTCCGATGTCTATTTTTTGGTCGGTATCCAGAATTTTATCCATAAGTTCGGCCTTTGGTTCGAGAATCCTGTTTCGATGTTCCAAGTCTTTTAGTTTTTCGTTTTTCTTTTTAATTGTTTCTTGTGCGACCAATATGGCTCGTGCCATAATTATTTCTGGAGTATCTTCTTCTGAAGATGCTATATAACCTCCTGTTTTACGGATAGAGGGTAGGACTTCACTTGTTACCCATTTTCGAAAAGGTTTTACTTTAGGTGATGAACTTTGCAAAATAACATCATAAAATCCTGATTCTGTAACAAAATTGGCCTTTGAGTTTCCATTCATACCCTCTGTATAATTTAGGGCGTGTAAATCAATAAGTTGTACATCTTCGGCATCTAACCGATTTTTAACGGTTGAAGGATTTTGTAAATCTAACACCTTACAAATATCTGCAAGACAAAATAAAGGTTCTTCACTGGTTCCGGATACTCTCACTTCTCCAAAACTTTCGTTTTTAAATAATTGAACATTCATGATTATTTGATTTAAATTTTAGACAATAAAAGGTTTAGACAATCCCGGTGCGGATCGTCCGAATGATAGTTTTTACAGAATTCAGCGAATTTGTCAAGTAGACTGCTCTACAAAATCAAAAAGGAACACAGTATCTTTGTCCGGTGTTCCTTCTTGATATTCATCCATGAATTTTTTCAGCCTTTTGTTATTCTTCTTTGCCCACCATCGTGGCCAAGGAATCCATTTGTAGCCTCTGTAATTTTTGAAACAGTCTACTATTGAAAGTTGAGGTCTATTGTTGGAATATATATATTTCCATGAAGATTTTTTTATAAGTTCCCAAATAATATTGTAGTTATTCTTAATAATAGGATATATATGTTCTATAAATAAATTGAATAAATCGAAATCATCTATATTATTATTAAATGTATCATCATACACAAACCTAATATAGATTGTTTCTGTTTCATTTATATATGCAAAAATAGATAAAAGTAAAACAATCTGATTTACTGAGGGAGTGTATTCTACCAACCCGTGACAATAAAAAAACAGTCCTAATTCTTTATCATATCTTATTCTGAAATCAAGATATCTTACCCCATGCTCGAGCTGTTCATCTATTGTCAACTTCTGGCATTTTGACGTAAAGTTAATTAGTCTCATCCACCATTTGCGTGGTTTAAGGTATGTGTTCGCGTTGTGCGCTCCGAGTATTTTTTCCATTATTTTAAAGATTTAATATATTCTATTCTTTTTAAACATTGAGGGCAAGTAACCTCTTTTATAGACCCTTTATATTCATCTCCTATAGCTTCAAATCCTTCTATATCTAAATGAGAATCTGGAATTGCATTTCCACAAAATGTATATTCCCCTCCGTGACATGTTTCGTCAACTAAACAAACATATTCAGTATATTCCGAATATTCGTCCCCATATCCCATTTTTTGTAATGTTGCTCTAACCTTTTTCATAATTGCTCTATTGTGTTATAACTACATAATATTTCAAAATAATTTTTCTCCTTGTATTTTTTAAATCTTTCTTCTGTCTTAAAAAGGTTAGTTAACGTTTTATCTCCTGAAAAATATTCTTCCTCAGTTATATTTTCATACTCCGAGAATTCTTTAATGCAATACATGGCTCTTGCCTGATTAGCAATATATCTATTTTTAGCAAATAATCTATGTTTGCGCCCTAAGAAGAAGAAATAAAATACCTTTTTCATTATAAGTCATTTTTTAATGTCATTTCTCCTAAAAAAGGTGTGAACTCGCTTTTATCCCATTTTTCACTATATATACCAACTACAAAATCATCAGTTTCTGTATAACATATAGCTCCTTTTAGATAATCGCCATTATCTAAAGCTATAATCATAATACCTAATTTTGGGTTCCACATTAAAAGCGGGTAATCTTCCCAAGTAAGGTTAATCTTTTTTATTTGTTCCTTAATCATTTCATTATTTGCTTTTGTTTTTTAATATTACTTCATCTTCAAAAGGACAAAATTCTGATTTTTCCCAGTATTCGTAGTATTTTCCAATTGGATGTTCTGGGTTATCAGAACATACTACAGTTCCCTTTAAATAATCACCATTTTCTAAGGCTATAATAATAACATTTAATTCTGGATTAAACGCTAAAATAGGGAATTCTTCCCAAGAGATGTCCGCGTTATTTATTCTTGTCTGTATCATTTTCTTGTATTTTTATATGTTTGACAATACTACTTTATCGCTGGAAATAGTGAAATTAAATGCAAACCACTCTTCGCTATAATATCCAATTTTATACTCTTTTTGTGTTGAAAAACATACTGTCCCATGTAAATATGCTCCGACTTTAGTATTCCAAATCTTTTACTTGTTCTATTATTTCTGCTTTCATAATAAATTATTTTTTATCTTTAAATTCGTTCCACCTTCTGGCTATTTCTTCGCCAAATTTTGACGCATCATCAAAAGTTTCTATAAAATCAACAAACAAATCATTGCTAAATAATTTTACCCTTGCTATTGGTATATTAAATCCGTCATCTGATTCTAAACACAAATCTATCCTTCCCCTATTTTTCGATGTGACGCAATTCATTCTTACTTTTTTTGTATCAAAACAGCCTTCTAAATAATCTATTTTTGGTGTAATTATCATGGTTATTCTTGTTTAGTATTCAACATATTTTTAATTTCTTCTATCGTCTCTACTACATTTATCATCTCGCCATTATTCATCGTTACAATACTTCCAGTGCAATGATGGGAATAACTTGATACAAGTTTTATACTATCTGTGTATATTAATATAGAGCAAAGTTCCTTTTTTGAACATCTGTAATTATAAAAATAATAATGTAGTTTAATATACTTTCCCATACAATTTATTTTTAAATTCCACATAATAAGAAAATAGTTATCATAGATATTATTACAGCATAAGATAATAAGTATGTATATTTAATCTTTAAAAGTTTGAGTCTTTCTTCTAAATTAACCACCCGTTTACTTAGTCCAATGCAATTCTTTTCAGTAATATTTTTATCCCTTAATCTTTTTGTGTATAGTCTAAAATTTTCTTCCATCCATTCTTCTATTTTTGGTTCAATATCATTTAAAGCATTATAAATATCTTCTTTTTCTCCACCTCTGATAAATCCAATAGGAGCTGTGAAGTTTTTTGAATTGGGATATTCGTTAAACTCAATTCTTACAAGGACTCCATTTTCTTGCATAAAAATGCGTTCAGCTTCTTTTTTAATTTCTTCATCTGTCATCCTTGCTTTTTCTACCAGTTCGTCATAATCAAATCTATCTATTATGACTACATTTTCTATTTCTGCCATGTCTATTTATTTTTAAATTTTGCACAGTAAGGTCTAATTCCTACAGAACGATATATATTTAAGACATTGCAAAACACCATGAAGTCTGTTACTTCTCCTGCGTTTTTGCAGTTTCTACAGTCGCACGATTTAGGAATTTCTTTCTTTTTCACTTCTATTTAAGTCTTTTTATAATATATTTGTTACTATTCATTATATCATCAAATGTAGGAATCGACATCCATAAATCATTATCACTTATATTACAATCAAAATCGTCTCCGTCTTCTGTATCCCATGCTTTATCATAGGCATTATAAACATTTAGTTTAGGCTTAAAATGGTATGCTTCAAGCCTTGTTAAAACTAATTCATCATGTTCAGGCTGTTGTTCACTAATACTAATCCAAGGCAAATTATTCTCTTTTATTAAAAATTCCTTATTAATTCTCTCGATAAATGCTTCATTTTTAATAATGGTTAATAATCCTCCTACTCCTTTATCTAAATTTACTGATATGATATCTCCTGCTGGGATATTACTATTTAAAGCTATTTCAGTAATTCCAATTCTTCTTTGAGATAATAATATATATTTTTTAGGCAAAAGTGTTAATAGTCTGTAGTATGTCCATGCTGGGATATTTTTGTACAAAATATTGCCTTTCCTACATTCAGGTTCTAATTCTTTATATGGCAAAATGCCGTATGTTTCTTCTTCTCCGTCTCTTATACCCGTTAAATACGTCATATCAGAAGTCTCAGGATTAAGCCCAAGTTTTAATAAACTTTTTGACTGTTCTAATGTCGTGCAGAAATTAAAATCATCATATATATTTATATTCTCTTTTGTTCCCATAATTCATATCATTTTTTTGAAGTTTTTCAATTATTTTATTTTGGTATTCCACTAACTCCTCAAGTTCTTTTATCTCGTTCTCTAAATACCAAAAAAACTATTTTCATTTGATTCATATTTTCCGAATGTTATAGTTACATATTCAAGTTTTTGTTCTTTAGACCATTTTTGAATTTGTCCTTTTTTGAACCTTATTTCTGCTTCAAATCCTTTTGCCTCTAAAAATTGTGCAACAGATATCGCGGACTTAATCAATTCTTCAGGATTGCCGGATTTCCCAGCATCGATAATTTTTAATTCTGCTTCTTTAATTTTTTCTAAAAAATTCCCCATAAGTTATTATTTTAATTGGTTAATTAAATTCATTAATCCTCTACCGTCTTTAATAGTCTTTCCAGTTCCCCATCCTGAATAAGGGAAGTACTTTAC